GCGCCAAAGGACCGCGGGAAATTGCTAGTTTTGTGGTGTGCGGGGGGTTGACTGACGATGAGGATTACCGGTCAGCAGAGTATTGCCGATGTTTTTGGCGTTACGCGCGAGACGATCGACACTTGGCAGAATCAGGGCATGCCGGTCGAGGTGCGCGGGGGGCCGGGGGTGCCTAGCATCTATGACTCCGCGGTGTGCATCGCGTGGCGCGTCGAATCCGAGGTCAAGAAGCTGCATGGTGAGCGCCCGCAGGACCGGCTGGCGCGGGTACAGGCCGACAAAATCGAGATGGAGAATGCCGAGCGCCGCGGCTTGCTGATCCCGGCCGACCAGCTAGAGCCCAAGCTGCGCGCGGCGATGATCGCGGCCCGCGAGGCCTGGCGCAACGAGCCGGCGCGGTTGGCGCATGAGGCGCAGGGCAAGTCACCGCCGGACCTGGAAAGCCTCCTCGCCGCCGCCTTCGACGCATTCCTGTTGCGGCTGTCCCGGTGGCCGGATGCTGGCGCCGGCGACCTTGAGGATGACGAGTGATCGCCTCGGCTATTACCTCTGCGCCGTTGGCATTCCGCGACTGGGCCGCCGCGGCGCTGGCGGCGCTGCTGCGGCGGGTATTCGCCGACCTGGCGCCGCCGCCGCCGATGTCGTATATCACCTGGGCGGAGACGTACCGCGTCCTGTCGAAAGAGGAAACCAACGACTACCCCGGCCCGTTCGACCTCGAGAACACGCCAGGCCTGCGCGGCATCCTGGCGGCATGCGCGCAGCGCGACGTGCGCCGCGTGATCACGCAAAAGTGCGCGCAATACGGATACACCGCCGGCGTGGTCTGTACCGTCCTGGGTTATCACATCCACTGGGAGCCCTGCGTTCAGGTGGTCATGTTCCCGCGCGAAAAATCCGCGAAGGATTTCGACGCGGAGAAATTCTCCCCGATGGTCCGCGCTACCGCCGTCCTGTCCCGGCGCATCCGCCTCAAGAGCCGCAGCGACGGCAACAGCAGCACGCGCAAGCATTACCCTGGGGGCCTCGCCAAGTTCGTCGCTTCCAACAGCCCCAGCGACGTCAAATCGACCAGCGCCAGGGTGCGCATCGTCGAGGAGCCTGACGATACCAACAAGGACGTCAAAGGCCAGGGCAACGCGATCGCGCTACTCCGCGAGCGCGGCAAGACCATCCGAAACTCGTTCGAGCTGATCGGCGGCTCACCCACCGGCAAGGGCGTCAGCGAGATCGAAAAGGAAATGCGCACCACCGATCAGCGGCGCTTCCTGGCACCCTGCCACCACTGCGGCGAGCGGCACGAAGTCGAGTGGCAGCATGTCGTCATCCCCGGCCTGCATCTCACGCCGGAAGAGCTGGCAGCGCCGGACATCGATGCGCGCTTCCCGGTCCGCGAGGTCTACGGCCGCGCCCGCCACGAGGATGCCTACTACGTCTGCCCGAATTGCGGCGGCATCTGGACCGATGACGAGCGCATCGCCAACATCCGCCGTGCCGCGCGGGTGCCGCCGCTGTACGGATGGGAGCCGAGCGTCGACAATCCCGACCCCGGCTTTTACTGCAACGAACTGCAAAGCGTCTTCGATGGTTCTCGGGTTCCGGTGATCGCGGAAAAGTTCCTGCGCGCCCAGCACCTGCTCGACCATGGCGATGCCACCGAGATGGTGGCCTTCACCAACAGCACGCGCGGCATGTGCTGGGAATACTCCGGCGAATTGCCGGAAGAAGACGAACTGCGCAAGCGCGCCGAGAAGTATGCCGAATGGTCGGTCCCCGCCGGCGGCCTGGTGGCGGTGATCAGCGTCGACGTGCAGCATGATCGGCTTGCCGTCACGGTGTGGGTGATCGGCCGCGGCGAGGAGATGTGGCTCAGCTACTGGGGCGAGCTATACGGGCAGACCGTGGTAGCGCACCAGGGCGCCTGGATCGAGCTGGAGCAGATGCTCGGCCGCACCGTTCGCCATGCCAGCGGCGCCGCCTTGCCGCTGTCCGCATGCGGTATCGACTGCTCCGACGGCCAGACCTCCGATGCTGCCTACGCCTTCGTGCGCCGGCACCACAGGCCTGCCCGCCAGGTGCTGGCGCTGAAGGGCGCCCCCGACGACGAGGGCCGCGTCGAGATATGGACCCCGCCGAAAGCCATCGACCCCAATAACCTCAGCACCAAGGCCAGCCGCCATGGCGTGCAGATGCACATCATCGGCACCGCCAAAGCCAAGGACCTGATACTCGGCTGGGCGCAAGAGGGCGGCCGCGTCCGCCTCGACGGCCACGGCCCTGGCCGCATGCACTGGCCGGAAAACATCCGCGCCGACTTTTACGAGCAGCTCCTGAGCGAGATCAAGATCCCCGGGCGGCTCAACCCCAAGCGCCGCGCATGGAAGTCCCGCACCGATCGCCGCAACGAGGCGTTGGATTGCACCGTCTATGCGCTGTACCTCAGCCGGCACCTGCGCCTGCATCTGCGCCGTCCCGCGCACTGGGATCTGGCGGAACTGCGCCTGCGGCAGATATCCATCATCCCGGAAGCGCTGGCCGAAGAGGAGCCCGCGCCGCCGGTCGCCTCCCCCGTGCAGACGCCTGCACCGCCAGAACCGACGGCGGCGCCGACTCCCGCCACCCCGGCGGCAACTCTCGCCCAGGCGCACCTGACGCAAATGCTCCGCGCCCGTGCCGCGCAGCGCCATGGCCAGCGGCGATAACCTGGCCGATCTGCTCGCCCTCGCGCGGCGTGACATGCCGGAGATCCCCGCCGCCGTCTGGGAGCGCTTCGCCGCCTTGGCCGCCGCGCACTTCGGCGCCTCGCGCATCTATGTCGCCGCCGGCCGCAAGCGGCGCCACCTCGAGGCCATTGCCGCCGCCGATGCCGCGGCCGACACCGAAACGATAGCCAACCGGCTGGGAATCAGCCCATCGCGCGTGCGGCAACTCAAGCGGCTGCAGAAATGTTGATAACTATGGAGCATTAAATGAACCATTTGCGCGAACTGCTGGAGCGGGACATCGCCCTAGTGTTTCACCTACCGGAACTAGCCGATGCAACGGCGCTTGAACTGCACCATGAGTTTCGCTCGCTCGCTCGACAAGCTGTTTGTTTTTTTATCGGGGACGTGGAACGGCTTGGCGGTCTAACTGCAATGAACGAGATTTCTCTCCACCTACCATACCCGACGTGTTGGTTTGAAGCGACTGCCAATGAAGGAGGAGGGCAGCCAGCGCTACTGATGGGCTGCTTGGCCCACACCAAAGGGGACGGAACGATTAGGCTGTATTTGTACGCGCGAACAGGAACCAGGTGGGTTATAGCGGCCGTTGCTGAAATGGGTAATTTGTGGGTCAATGAAGTATTGGTGCTTCCAAAAACAGAGCAAGCCGCAGCCAAAGTTTTATGTATGCGAGATCTGTTGTGTGTGTTTTTGACGGCTATGAACTGCACAAACGTGCGACGGTACGAGCAGCACCCGTCCGCGAAGCTGCAAAAATCTCGTGCAAAGCGAGGCAAGGCACCACTGTTTTCGTACTGGACTCTCCAGCTAAACGGCAGAAGTGATAGAGGTAACCACAAAGGCGGCACACACGACAGCCCGCGCGTGCATCTTCGGAGAGGCCACCCAAGGCAGTTCGCGCCTGGCAAGTGGACATGGGTGCAGCCCTGCGCTGTGGGAAATAAGGCTGCAGGCATGGTGCACAAGGATTACCGCGCTGGCGGCGGCATGCTGCCGCCAGAGTAGCCCACCGGGCAGTGCCGAAAACCGCGCCACCCCGCGGAAATTTCTTGCCTAGTTTTTTCCGCGGCGCTCCGCCACCATCGCCCTCATGGAACCCACCAGTATTCGCGCCGGCGACTCCCTCGCCTGGGACCGCTCCCTGCCAGCCTACCCGGCTACCGCCGGATGGTCCCTAAAATACCGGCTGCTCTTCCCCGCCGGCACCGCTGTCGATATCGCCACCACCGCCGTCGCCGATCTCTACAGCGTCGCCCTGACGGCCGCCAACACCGCCGCCTGGACCACCGGCGCCGCTACGCTGCTCGCCTACCTCGAAAAAGGCGCCGGCCCCTCGCTGGAGCGCGTCACCCTCTCGCAGCAGTCCGTCACCATCCTGCCGGCCCTGTACTCCGCCGCCACCCTCGACAACCGCACCCAAGCCGTCAAGGCCCTCGCCGACGCCCGCACCGCGCTTGCCGCCTACATGGCCAACGGCCAGGCTCACGTCGCCGAATACGAGATTGCCGGCCGCCGCATGAAATTCCGCATCGCCAGCGAAATCACCGACCTGATCGCCTACTACGAGCGCGAGGTAGCCAAAGAGCGCGTCGCCCTCGCCATCCAGTCCGGCGGCACCCCTGGCCGCGTCCTTACCCGGTTCTGATTCCATGGGCATCCTCTCCCGCCTTTTCTCCCGCGCGCCCACCGAAACCGCCGCCGAGCGCGCCGGCTGGCTCGACGGCGCCGTGCGCTCCATCGGCGCCCAGGTGCAGGCCCGCCACCTCGCCGAGATGCGCGGCGCCAAGCGCAGTTTCGAAGCCGCCGAGACCCCGGCGTGGACCGACTCCTGGCCCACCCACGCCTCGGCGATCAATGATGATCTGTCGCGCCAGTTGCCCACCCTGCGCGCCCGCGCCCGCGGCATGGCGCGCAACAACGAATGGGCCATCGGCTACCTGCTGCAGTTGGATGACAACGTCCTCGGCGAACCCGGCATCCGCCTGCAAAGCCGCCTCACCAGGCGCGACGGCAGCCCCGATACCGACACCAACAACCGCATCGAATCCGCCCATGCCAAATGGTGCGCCCAGGCCGATGTCTCCGGCCTGTGCTGGCGCGAGATCGAATCGCTGGCTCTGACCGGCCTGGCGCGTGACGGCGAACTGCTCTACCGCCTGCGCCCCGGCGCCGGCCCTTTCGGCTTCCAGATCCAGTTACTCGACCCGTCGCTGCTCGATGTCTCGCTACGCCGCGACTATCAGGGCAAGCGCGTCCGCATGGGCGTCGAGATCAACGACGACGGCAAGCCGCTCGCCTACTGGCTGCTGATGACCCGCAGCGGCGAAGCCACCTCGGATGTCATCACCGTCGGCCGCCATGTCCGTATCCCTGCCGAGCAGATCCGCCACCGCTTCATCGTCTCCGAGCCCGGCCAGGTGCGCGGCTATCCATGGCTTTCCGGCGGAGCGCGCCGGCTGTGGCTGCTGCACGATTTTGAGGAGTCCGCCGCGGTGGCCAGCAGCAACGCCGCCAAGCGCCAGGGATTCTTCGTCAGCCCCACCGGCGAAGCCCCGGCCGGCTTCGCCGATACCATCGTCAGCAGCGTGCTCGACGCCGCCAAGGCCGCCGGCAAAGTCCTGACCCCCGACGAGATCGCCGCCATCACCGCCAGCGCCGAGAAATATGCCAGCACCGTTCCCGGCCAGTTCGACACCCTGCCCAACGGCTACGATTTCCGGCCTTTCGAATCCAAGTGGCCGAACATCGAAGCCGGCACTTACGTCAAGCAACAGATTCGCGGCTGGTCCGCCGCCCGCGGCGTCAGCTACGTCAGCATGGGCAACGACCTCGAGGCCGTCAATTATTCCAGCGCCCGTGTCGGCATCATCGCCGAGCGCGAGCACTACAAGGCCGTGCAGGGCATGCTTACCCGCTGGCTCCACGCCGAGGTGACGGACGCCGCGCTGCCCCACCTGGTGCTCGCCACGCCGGGCCTGAACATGGACCGCCTCGATACCTACCGCGCCGCCGTCACCTGGCAGCCGCGCCGCTGGGCCGGCATCGATCCCGTCAAGGAAGCGGTGGCCGCCGAGACCAATCTCGCGCTGCGGCTCACCAGCCGCCGCCGCATCATCCTCGAACGCGGCGAAGACCCCGACGAGATTGCCGCCGAAGTCGCCATCGAAGAAGCCCTGTATGGCCCCGTAGCGCCGTCCGGCAAAGCCGCCGCTGCCGATGCCCAGGCAGCAGCCGGCGAAGCCCAGCAGCCCGCCAAAAAGTCCCACCGCATCGCCCCATTGGTCGCTGTGCGCCAGGCCGAAACCGATTAACCCGCGCGGAAATTTCTTGCCTAGTTTTTTTCCCTCAGCCGAAAGACACTACCGCCCATGCCAACCAAAACCGCCCAAGCCGTAGGATCCCGCAGCCGCATCGATGGCGTCCTGCATCGCAACCTGCCGGCCACGCTCACCATCCGCGCCGCCGATCCCGCCGACCCCGCCGAGGGCGAAGACGGCCTGCTGCGGCTGCAACTCTCGGCCAGCTCGGAAACGCCCTACCTGCGCAGCACCTACTGGGATGAACCGTGGATCGAAGTGCTTGGCCACAAGGCCAGCGAGATCGATCTCACCCGCCTCAACGACGGCGCCCCGGTGCTGGCCAATCATGACCGCTACACCCCGGTCGGCAATACCCCGCTCGCCGCGATCGGCGCTGTCGAAAAGGCCTCGGTATCCGGCGGGCGCATGCAGGCCGACATCACCATCAGCCGTCGCGACGCCCTTGCCGATCTGCGCCAGGACATCGGCGACGGCCTGGTGCGCAACGTCTCCATCGGCTACCAGATCAGCGAGCGCGTGCTGACCAAGGCCAATGGCGAAGGCCAGCCCGACGAATACCGCGTCACCGCCTGGACACCGTTCGAAATCAGCCTGGTCGACATCCCTGCCGACGCCACCGTCGGCCTCGGTCGCAGTCAGGAATCCACCGAACCCCCCATCGCGCGTTATCGCGTGGTGGATCTATCGCCCGCCGTGGGCACCACTCAAGGAGCACCCTCCATGGAACAAGCAACCGAAACCCCGGCGGTCGCCGCACAAACCGTCACCCGTAGCGCCGCCGACATCAGCGTCGTCGGTCCCGATCCCCTGAAGGCCGAGCGCGCCCGTGTCAGCGAGATCCGCGCCATCGGCCGCCAGTTCAAGTGCACCGACCTCGCCGATGCCGCCATCGACAATGGCATCGGCATCGACGCATTCCGCGCCCAGGTCATGCAGCGGCAAGTCGACAGCGGCGCGCTGCGCCCGGCCGAATCCGCCGAAATCGGCATGACCCCCCGCGACATCAAGAATTACAGCTTCTGCCGCGCCCTGCTCGCCGCCTCCGACCCGCTCCATGCCGCCGCCATCGCGCCGTTCGAAATGGAATGCGCCCGCGCCGCGCAGGACAAGCGCGGCGACTCGCGCGACAAGACCCGCGAGGCAGCGGTCACCATCCCGGTCGACGTGCTCTCGCGCGGCATCCTGCTGCCCGGCGACATCGCCAACAGCGTCGCGCGCATGTTCATCAACCGCGCCAATCGCTCCAGCCTGGAAGCGCACCACATGGTGCGGGATCTGGTCGTCGGCACCCCCACCGCCGGCGGCAACACCGTCGCCACCGAAGTCTTCGGCAGCAGCTTCATCGAGCTTCTGCGCAATGCGCTGGTCATGGACAAGCTCGGCATCACCTGGTTGCGCGACCTCAACGGCAACGTCGCCATTCCGTCGGCCACCGGCGCCGCGACATCCTACTGGGTGGCGGAAAACGGCGCGCCCACCGAAAGCCAGCAAACCGTCGGCCAGGTTACCCTGACCCCGAAGACCGTCGGCGCCTTCACCGACTACAGCCGCCGCCTGCTGCTGCAAGCATCGATCGACATCGAGGCCTTCGTCCGCGCCGACCTCGCCGCCATCATCGCCCATGCCGTGCAGTATGCCGCCATCACCGGCGCCGGCGCCAGCAACGAGCCCACCGGCATCCTCAATACCAGCGGCATCGGCTCGGTTGCGCTGGGCACCAACGGCGCGGTTCCGACGTACGACTCGCAAGTCGACCTCGAGGCCGCCGTCGCCAACGCCAACGCCGATGTCGGCAACCTGGGCTTTCTCACCAACTCCAAGGCGCGCGGCAAACTGCGCAAGACGCAAGAGTTTTCCAGCACCAACGGCAAGGCGGTCTGGACCAGCGGACGCGAACGCGGCATCGGCGACGTGCTGGGCTATGACGCGGTGGTTACCAACACCGTGCCCAGCAACCTGGTCAAGGGTTCGTCCGGCTCGGTGTGTTCGGCGGAGATTTTCGGCAACTGGTCCGAGCTGCTGCTCGGCATGTGGGGCGGCCTCGACGTCATGCTCGATCCCTACACCGGCAGCACCAGCGGCACCAAGCGCGTCGTCGCCCTGCAGGACCTCGATGTCGCCGTGCGCCACGTCGCCAGCTTTGCCGCCATCAAGGACATGCTGACCACGTAATCCATACCAACCACCGCCAGCAGCGCCCCCGCCCGGAGACGATTCCGGGCGGGCCGCCGGCGACAACAAGGACAACATCATGCCAAAAGTGCTTATCACCGCCCCCGTCCTGATCAACTTCGAGGACGATCGCGGCGGGCTGCATCACGACGCCGGGGAAACCCCGGTCGTGCCGAAGGACACCGCCTTGACCCTGGTGCGCGCCGATCGCGCGCTCTACGCCAGCAAGAGCGACGACCCCGACAAATCCGGCCGCAACACCGCCACCGCCGAAATGCTCAAAGCCGCCGCCGATCTCGCCGCGGCGAAGGCAGCCGAACAAGCCGCCGCCTGACTCGCGTAACCCAGACACCTCCTGGAGTAGACATGTCGATCCGCCTGTTGCAATCCATCTTCATCGCCGGCGTGCTGTCGCCCGTCGATGGCTCGACGCTGTCGCTGTCCGCCGCGCTGGAGGCGGACCTGGTCAATCAGGGCAAAGCGGTTTGGGTGGCCGCGCCGGAATTGACCGCCAGCGAACTGGCGCACGCCAGCGCGCACGCCAGGATGCGCCAGCCCAACGGCGTGCCGATCATCCTCGCGCAATCCGCGATCCCGATGATCCTGCCCAGTAGTGGCACCATGGGCGCGAACGGGTCGCTCACCGGCCTGACGGCGCTGTCATACAGCGTATTCCCGCAACCATGCTTCATGTATTTCCCGGCGGGGAAAGTTTTTTCCGGCTCGCCCGCCGGGATGTACTACGCGAGCATTACCGGCACGCAGGCAGCGACGGTGTACAACAACATGTATACCAGCGGGCTACCGCAAGATGCAATTCCTGCCGTACCGACGCCGGTGGTGGATGCTGGACCGGGAGCATATACACAGACAACTGGTGCGGATGTTGAATTGTTCAGAGTCGTTGTTCCTGGCGGGATTTTAGGGCCGCACGGCGTGCTTTTGTGGCAGGGGTCCTGGGCTACGACAAACAACGCAGATGCGAAAACGGTAAAAACTAAATTTGGGGCCTTGACGTGCTTAAACACTGGGGTTCTGGTTTCGCAGTTGTATGCAGAACTGATGAATACCATGCGAAACAGGGGGATCAATAGCCAAACAACCTTGTCTTTAGCGTCTGGGTTCGGGTTAAGCGCGATTAGAGGGCAGGGCACGGAAAACACATCTGCGGATGTTGCGTACTCCGTTACCGCGCAATTGGTTTCCGTCCCGGCAAACAATATCGTGATGGAAGGTTGCAACATGATTGTGTTTCCGGGATAAACCGCCATGACCATACAACACTACCCCGCCACCATCGCCGGCGAAACCGCCGCCTTCGCGGTCGCCGATCCGAAAAACGTCACGTTCGAGGCCTCCGGCTTCACCGTCCGCTCCGGCGCCGACTACATCGCCCCGCCAGCCCCGCCGCCCGACGAAGTCGACCGCGCCGCCGCCCGTGCCTACGCCAAGCTCACCGCGCTCAGAAAAATGACGCCGGCGCAGGTGCAGACCTGGGTCGCGGCGAACGTCACGACGCTGGCTGATGCCAAGGACGCAATCACCACACTGGCCATCGCCGTCGGCATCCTCGCCCGCCAACTGTAATCCGATCTAGTGATTCCCGCCGCCGACCTCCCCCTGATGTTCCCCGACTTCGGCATCCCCGCCACGGTCGGCGGCGTCGGCACGCTCGCTTTGATCGATGACGACTACGCCGCCGCCCTCGGCCTGGTCGCCGGCAGCGCCCCGGTGCTGACGATCCAGACATCCGCCGTCCCGGCCGTCGCGATCGGCAATGCCGTCGTCGTCAATGCCACCAACTACACCGTCGTCGGCATCCACCCCGACGGGGCCGGCCTTACCCGCCTGATCCTCGAGGCCGCCTGACATGCCGAGCCACCTGCGCCAGCAGATCCGCGAAGCGGTCGCCGCCCAGGTCACCGGCTTGACCACCACCGGCGCCCGCGTGCGCCAGTCGCGCATGTACCCGCAAACCGCCGCCGACCTTCCGTGCCTGCTGGTGCACAGCAACGACACCGAACAGATCGCCCCGGCTGACCAGGACACCCTGCAGCAGCGCGACCTGCCCATCGTCATACGCGGCCTGGCCAAGGGCGGCGCCACGCTCGACGACACCCTCGACACCATCGCCCTCGAAGTCGAGACCGCGATGGCCGCCAATCCGCGTCTGTCCGGCAAGGCCCACGCCTCGCGCCTTACCGCCATCGATGTCGATTTCGACGACAGCACCGACAAGCCCGTCGGCGAAATCCAGTTGAACTACCTCGTTACCTACTTTACCCAGGCCGGCACCCCCGGCACCATCGCCTAGGAGCACGTCATGCCCAAGATCAATTCCGGAATCAAGATGTACATGCAGTCCGCCATTGCCGCGGCCAAGACCATCACCGCGATGACGAATGCCGCGCCGGGCGTGTTCACCTCCACCGCCCACGGCTATGCCAACGGCGATATCGTGGTGCTCAAAACGCCAGGCGTGAACGAGATCAACAACGGCATGTTCAAGATTGTCAACGTCGCCGCCAATACCTTCAACATCGCCGACGTCGACGGCGCCACCGGCATCGATACCACCCTCTTCGGCGTGTTCGCCAGCGGCACGGCGGAGAAGCTCACCCTGGGCACCAGCGTTTCCGGCGTCGCTGAGTTCTCGCCATCGGGCGGCGAGATCAAGACCATCTCCGCCACCACGGTGCATGACCTGGTCGACGTCGATATCGTCGCCGGCGCCACCGCGCTTTCCTACGGCCTTACCATGCAGTGGGACCCCGCCAATGCCGCCCAGCAGGCCATGATCGCGGCATTCCGCACGCGCGCCAATCGCGGCTTCAAGATCCTCTGGCCCGATGGCGCGTATGCGCTGTTCTACGGCACGGTCGGCTACACCGGCGCCCCAGGGGGCGGCAGCCAGGCCATCACCACCAGCCCGGCCAAGGTCGTCATGGCCGGCCCCGTCACCAACTACGCGGCGTAATCCAGAATCATGAGCCAGTCACTGATAGCCAAGATGCGCGCCGCGCGCGAGCAGACCGTCGAGGTCGGCGGGTACAAGTTCGTCGTGCGGCGGCCGACGGAGATGGACATGATGGAGATGCAGGACCAGCCGCTTGGCCGATCCGCCCTCCGTCATGTGGTGGGGTGGTCTGGCGTCAAGGAATCCGACGTGCTGGCGAACGGCGACCCCGAGCCCATAAACTATGATTCGGAGATATCCGAGGAGTGGCTCATGGACCGCATCGATTTGCTGGTGCCGCTCACGGAAGCGGTAATGAACAGTTTCCGCGACCATGTCGCCAAACGCGAGGCCGCAGAAAAAAACTGATCGCCTGGCTTGATCGCGGCCTGCTCAAAGCGATCAAGCCAGGCCCTCCGCCGCTCGGGTCGCTGCTGGCTGTGCGCGCCTGGAACATCTTGGGCGGGCTGGAGTGGCGGGGTTTGGACCTGGTGGCGGAAATGTTCGGAGTGCGCGACGTGGAATCGTGGATTGCCGATCTCGCCACGCTGCGCGATTGGCATAACAGGAGGGCGCTGTGATGGCCGACAACGAAGCACGCATCATTCTGACGGCGAAAGACGAGACCGCGTCCGCGTTCGCCTCAGCCAAAGCCGGTCTCGGAAAACTCACGTCGGCCTATGCAGCGTTTGGCGGTCTTGCCGGGGCCGGGATAGCGGCCTCGCTGGTGGGTACGGTCAAGTCGATCATCGATCTTGGCGACGAGATGAACGACCTTTCCCAGCGAGTGGGCGTGAGTGTCAAGGATCTGGGAACATGGACGCTGGCCGCGAACCAGTCCGGCACCAATCTGGAAGCTGTCGCCAAGGGCATCAAGGGGTTGTCGACCTTCATCGTCGAAAATGGCGACGCACTGAAGAAGGCCGGCATAACCGCGACAGATGCGAACGGCGCATTGATCCAGTTGGCGGATTTGTTCAATGTATTACCCGACGGCGTCGAAAAGACCGCTCTGGCAGTGAAACTGTTTGGCAAAGCCGGCCTGGAGATGATCCCGCTACTCAACCAGGGCAGCGAAGGCCTGCGGGAAGCGGCGGAAAAATCCCGGAAGTATGGCGAACGCATGGCGCTGCTGGCGCCGCTGGCCGACAAGTTCAATGACCAGCTTGCCGAGATCGCCTTGCAAAGCAAGGAAACCGGCATTGCCATCACCACAGGCCTGATGCCCGGATTGATCGGCGTGGCCACCTGGCTCAACGATCTCAAGTCTGGCGGGGATCGTGCCGCAAAATCCCTCGAGTTCCTTTCGGACAAGTCCCCGCTGTTCGCGGGCTTGGTCAAGCTGCACGAGCTGTTCAACGGCGGCGCCGCTCGCAGCCAGGGATATACCGGTGAAAAGAATGCACTTGGCCTGCCGATCAGCGCCGCTGAGAAATCACTGAAGGATCTGCGGGCGTTCGACGCGGCGACGGAAGCCTACATGGTCGAGCGCGCCGCGAAGGCAAGAGCGCTCGGGATTATTGGAAAAGGCGACAAGGAAAACAAAGAGAAGGAAGCGAAGGCGCCCCGTACATACTACGAAGGTCTGACCGCCACCGAGATCATGCGCCAGCTTCACGCCGAAGACGATGCGATAGAAGCGCTGCGGAAGAAGTACACCGACTTGGCGGATCCGCTGGAAAAGTACCGTGTCGAGCTGAACGAAATCAACGACGCGCGGGCCAGAGGCATCCTGACATCCGACGTGGCAATCGAGGCCGAATTCGCCGTCAGCGAAGCCATGCAAAAAACGTTTGAATCGATGAATCAATTCTCCGAGCAGATGAAAGAGTCGAATGAATTCGTCCGCGAAGCCGCCCGCAACATCCAGGACGCCCTGGGCGACGGCCTCTACGACCTGATGCAAGGCAATTTCGACAGCATCGGCAAGGGCTTCAAGAGCATGCTCGACCGCATGGTGGCCAACGCCATCGCCGCGGACCTCGGCAAATACCTGATCGGCGACATCGGCAAGACCGGCGAGGTCGGCGGAGTGATCAAGGACCTGCTGGCCTACCTGCCGAAATTCGCCACCGGCACCCCCTACGTGCCGCAGACCGGGCTGGCCATCGTGCATCAGGGCGAGCGCATTATCCCGGCCGACCAGAACCGCGCCGGCTTCGGCGGCACCATCATCGTGAACGTCAGCGGCAGCAACGCTCCCGACGTGCGCCGCGCCGCCGGCCAGGGCGCGCGCGAAGCGCTGGCCGCCTTCTCCGGGGCGCAGCGCTATGCCTAACCCCTTCCTCGAGGAACGCCTGCCCATCGATGTCCGCATGGGCGCCAGCTACGGCGACGAATACAACGTCGAGATCACCACCACCGCCGGCGGCGATGAGCACCGGCGCCTAGTGCATCGCTACCCGGTGCGGCGCTTCCAGGTCGGCTACACCCTGCAAACCGCCGACCTGTGGGCGCGCGTGCTGGCGCTCTACCACCGCGCCTACTGCATGTATGCCGGCTTCCGCGTCAAGTGCAAGGACGACTTTTCAACCAACTCGCATACCGGCGCGCCGACGGCGACCGACCAGACCCTGACGCGCCTGTCCGCCGGCGTGTATCAACTGCGCAAGGAGTACGGCGCCGGCGCCACGCCGATCGCCGTCGGCCTGCCCGAGCGCACGCTCTACAAGCCGGTCGCCGGCACCGTGGTCATCGCCGTCGGCGCGCTCACCTACTCGAGCGGCTTCACCGTCGACACCGTCACCGGCCAGGTCACGTTCGCCGCCAACAAGACCAAGAACATCACCGGCATCAGCAAGGCCGCCAGCGCCGTCATCAGCTTCGGCGCCGCGCATACCTTCGTGAACGGCGAATCCGTCTACATCAGCGGCGTCTCCGGCATGACGCAAATCAACGGCCTGCGCGGCGTCATCACCGCTACCGGCGCCAACGACATCACGGTGAATATCAACTCCAGCGGTTTCAGCGTCTGGACCAGCGGCGGCGTGGTCAATTCGCAACCGCAAGCCGCCGAGACCGTCACCGGCGGCTGCGAGTTCGACCTTCCATGCAGATTCAATTCGCGCATCGATGTCGGGCATGCGTCTCTTGGCATCCGCGAGGCGCAGTCCGTCGAAATCCTCGAACTGCTGAACCCCTGAGCGCGCCATGAAAGCCGCCGTCGCCGACCGCCATTACCGCGTCATTTGCCTGCGCATCGTCCCCGTCACCGGCTCGCCGATCTATCTGACGCGCCACCCGCGGCCGCTCGTGATGGGCGGGCACACCTACCTGTCGGGCTCCGGCTACGATTTCAGCGGGTACAGCGCTGAAGCCAGCCTGTCGCCGGCGATGATCGACCTGGAAGGCGTCGCAGGCCTGGCCGGAATCGGCTATGCCGAGATCGCCAGCGGGCTATTCGACAACGCCCGAGCCTACCTGTTCGCCACCACCTGGAATGCCCCTGTAGAGGACGAAGAGCCCATCGTCGCCAGTTTCCTCGGCAAGACCACGCTGATGGACGGCCGCTACAAGATCGAGGAAATGGCCCTGATCGATGCGCTCAACCAATCCGTCGGCAACACCTATACCCCGCAGTGCCCGAAAACCTTCGGCAGCCAGACCTACGCCGGATGCATGAAAGCGCTCGGCCCGCTCACCGTCACCGGCGCGCTGTCCGCCGTCACCAGCAGCAGCATCGTCCGCGATGCGGCGAGGGGCGAGGCAGCCGACTACTTCGCCGCCGGCACGCTGCAATTCACCAGCGGCGCGAATCTAGGTCTCAAGCCGCTGGAGATCAAGCGCCACGAAGCCGACGGCACCATCGAAGTCTTCGAGCCCTTCTACTACCTGCCCGTCATCGGCGACACCTACACGCTGATACCTGGTTGCCGCAAGCGCCTGGCCGACTGCCGCGACAAATGGAACAACGTCGTCAATTTCGGCGGCTTCAGCAGCATCCCGACCAGCTCGCAATACGCCGCGCGGGGAAGCAACTGATGCAGGCCGCCGACATCATCGCCGACATGCGTGCCCACAGGATCGTCGCTTCTGCGCGCGCCTGTATCGGCACGCCGTTTGTGCACCAGGGCCGCATCCCCGGTGTCGCGCTGGATTGCGCCGGCCTGCTGATCGCCGTCGCGCGCTCCGTCGGCGCCGACTACCACGACGTGCTCGGCTACGGCCCGCACCCATGCGGCGGCATGCTCGAGCAAGCGCTGGATGATCAACCGTGCCTGTATCTCGTGCCAATCGACTCCCGCGCGCCGGGCGACCTGCTGCTGATGCGCTTCGATGCCGAGCCGCAACACCTGGCCGTTTATGCCGGCGGGACAATCATCCACGCCTACAGTAACGTCGGCACGGTCTGCGAGCACCGCCTGTCGGCTGTCTGGGCGGCGCGCATCGTCCGCGTCTATCGTTTCCTGGGGATCGAGTGAGCGCCGGCCTGCTGGGCGGCGCGCTCGGCGCTGTCGGCGGGTTCCTGCTGACAGGCACCCCGCAAGGGGCGATGTATGGCTACTCGATCGGCAGTGCGATCGGCAGCTACATCAGCCCGCCCAAGGGCCCGCACCTCGAGGGCCCGCGCCTCTCCGATCTGTCGGTGCAGACCAGCACCTATGGCGCGGTCATTCCCCGTGGCTACGGTACATTCCCCGTGGTCGGCAACGTTTTCTGGCTTGAAAACAACGCGCTCAAGGAAGTCGCCACCACCACCAGCACCCGCAGCGGCGGCAAGGGCGGCGGCAAGAAAAGCTCGACGCAGACCACCTACAGCTACTATGCGACCTTCGCCGTCGGCCTCTGTGAAGGCCCCATCGCCGGCGTGCGCCGGATCTGGATCGGCGGCGCGCTGATCTATGATGCCTCGGCGAACGACGTGTCGTCGCTGGCCGCCAGCAACGCCGCCGCGGCTGGCTTCACCATCCATCTGGGCACCGACACGCAACTCGCCGATGCGCGGATGCAGGCCACCCTGGGTGTCGCCAACACGCCGGCCTATCGCGGCCTGGCGTACATCGTATTCAACGATCTGGCCTTGGCGCGCTACGGCAACAGCCTGGCCGGAGCGCAAGTCAAGGTGGAGGTGGTCTCTGCCAGCAGCATCGCGACCACGCCGCGGCTGCTCTCCGCCGGGAGCACCTATCCACAGCGCGGCATGACCGTCACGCAAAACGCCAACGGAATACTGGCGGGAATCGGCACGGGCAAGGTCAGCACCGATTCCTACATGGACCAGGCCGCCATCGCACCGTCCGGGGCGGTCACGATCACCAAGTCTTTGAAATTCGGCATCAGCACGGTGAATTTCACCTCCTACGCCGTGCCGAATTCCACCTCGCTTGTAGTGGCGCTGACGGATTCCGTCGGCAGCGAGCTGGCCTGGTACAACGCCAGCGGCGCGGAATACGGCAGCCGAATATCCATGGCGAATGCGCCGATCTATGCTTGGATCGGTGGCGCCGGCCCAATCGCCTATCATGCTGCGTCAGACTCGCTGCTGGTGCTGGGCCAGAATAGCGGAAGCACGATTTATTGCTGCTCGGCGACACCCGGCAAGGGCTACTGGAACATGGCGACCCTGCGCTCTTCCATGCCGGTCTCCTTCTCGCGACTATTCGGCAGCTACGACGGCGCTGTCTACGCAGGTGTTGGCACCACACTGCTATATGAGATCGATGGCAGCTTCAATGTCCTGGATGGGCCCTGGACCTACCCGAGCGGCTTGCAGTTCATGGGCCGCGATGGCACGTATTTCTATTTCCAGGATACGACCAATGCCAGCGACTACAAGATAGTCGAGCTGGAATTCGACGGATCCAGCTACACCCTGGGCAACTCGAAGCAGGTCAGCACTGGCGGGTCCTTCTCGTACCACGGCTATCTGGGCGGCCGGCTGGTGTGGGCCCACGTCGGCGTCGCCGGTACCGGCCCCGCCGGCTCGAAGTTCTTCGGCTTCAGCCCGCTGCCATCCGGCCAGACTGTAACGCTCTCATCGATCGTTGGCGCCGAGATGCTCAAGGCCGGCCTGCTCGCAGGCGGCGACATCGATGCCAGCGCTTTGACGCAAGCGGTGCGCGGCTACCGCATCGGCAGCGTCGCGGCGATCCGCTCGGCGCTGGATCCCCTGCAGGGCGCCTGGCCCTTCGATGTGATTCAGCACGGCTACCAGATCAAGTGCGTAGCGCGCGGCGGCGCCAGCATCGCCACCGTGCCGGCCACCGACCTCGACGCCAGGGCCATCGGCCAGGCGCCCGGCGTTGCCGTGACCTCGGTACGCGAGATGGACAGCGTCCTGCCGGTGCGCGTCAAGCTCAAATTCCTCGACGCCGACCGCGAATACAACGACAACGAACAGTATGCCGAGCGCCTGAACACCACGGCAGTCAACATCATGTCGCTGGATATGCCCGTGGTGCTCACCGCCACCGAGGCCGCGCAGATCGTCGAGCGCCTGCTCTACCTGTATTGGCTGGAGCGCTACGACGTGCGCCTGAAACTGCCGCCGACCTACAACCAGGTCGAGCCCGCCGACGTGATCACCGTCACCGCCACCGAGGGCACCTATCAGCTGCGCCTCAGCAAGATCACCTACACCGCGGACGGCCGGCTCGAGTGCGCCGCGAAATACAACTCGGCAGCGACCTATGTAGCCACCGCCGTCGGCGAATCCGGCAGCGCAGTCTCCGGCATCATCGCGCTGGATGGCACCGCCTTTATGCTGCCGCTGGATATTCCGGCATTGCAGGATTCCGCCGACCAGGCCGGCTTCCCGGTGGCTATGGCCGGCACCAGCTCGGCATGGCCCGGCGGCGTGCTGTACCAGACCAGCGACGGCGGGCAGACCTGGGCCGCCCTGCAGGGCTTCACCGGGCCGGGCGCCGTGATCGGCGTCGCCAGCGCGGCCATCGGCGCCGGGCGCACCGACCTGATCGACAAGACCAGCATCCTGACCTGCACCATCAACAGCGGAGCGCTCGCCAGCGTCACGGAAGCCGCGATGCTCAACGGCTCGAACCACTTCGCCTACGGCGCCGACGGCCGCTGGGAGATCATCGCCGCGCAGAATTGCGCGCTGCAGGGCGATGGCAGCTACATCCTGACGGATCTGCTGCGCGGCCGCGCCGGTACGGAGTGGGCTTGCGGGCTCCACGGCGCCTATGACAGCCTGGTGCTGCTCGATTCCAGCGTCCTGCAGTTCATGCAAACCAGCATCAACACCATCGGCACCGCGCGGACCTATCGCGCCGTCACGCTCGGCCAGACCCTGGCGCAGGTGGCCGACCAGGCATTCACCTATGCCGGCGTCAATTTGGAATGCTTGAGCCCTGTGTATCTCAACGGCAACCGCAACCCGAGCACCAATGACTGGTCCCTCGACTGGATACGCCGCACCCGCGTCGGCGGCGAGTGGCGCGACTACATCGATGCGCCGCTTTCCGAGGCGTCGCAATCCTACGAGGTCGACATCTTTTCCAGCGGCACATACACCACGCTCAAGCGCACGCTATCCGGCCTGAGCACGCCGGCGGCGACCTACACCAGCGCGCAGCAGGTCACCGACTTCGGCAGCAACCAGGCCACGCTTTACGTCAAGGTCTATCAGCTATCGGCCAATGTCGGCCGCGGCTATCCGCTCACCACCAGCATCACGAGGTAATCCCATGTCGAACAGCACCGCCACTTATGACGCCATCGTCCAGTCGCAGGCCAGCAAGGAAGTGACGGCGAATGCCTACTTCGACGCCGCCAGCCAGGCCACCGCCTTCGGCCGCCGGCAGTCCACCAGCAGCGGCCTGACATGGGGATACTACGGCGCCAACCTCGTCGTCGACGGCGTGCTGACGCAGATCGCCAACGGCACCGTAGCGCTATCAGCATCGACCACCAACTACGTCGAGGCAACGCGGGCCGGCGTGGTGAGCAAGAACACCACGGGATTTACTGCCGGCAGCATCCCGCTTTATACCATCGTCACAGGCGCCAGCACCGTGACCAGCTACACCGACTATCGCGTGCAGGTCGCGCCGCCCTACGTGCAGGGGCGGCTCGTGAAGGCGATGGCGGACGCGAATCAGACGCTGACGGCGGCGGAAGCGCGTTGCGACATCCTGGAAACTACCGGAGCCTTGACGGCGCAACGCAATCTGGTGGTGCCGCTCGGCGCCAAGCAGTGGACTGTGTTCGCCAACGTCACTGGATTCGGCATCCAGGTGATCGGCGCGAGCGGCACCGGCATCGTGATCGCCGTCGGCAAGCGCGCGATTGTCTATGCAGATGGCACAAACGTCGTGCGTGTCACGGCGGATGTATGACGGAGCGCGCCATGCCTGACAAAGACCCCACAACTTACTCCTGGCTGACCTATGCGTGGGTCACCGGCCTCTCCATGCTGGGCGGGTTCGTCAGCTTTGCCCAGAAAGTGAAGACGGGCCGCTCCCGGCCGTTCAACATCGTCGAACTGGTCGGCGAACTGATCACGGCGGGGTTTGCCGGCGTGCTGACGTTTTTTCTGTGCGAGGCCGCCGGCATCGGGCAGATCGCCAGCGCGCCGCTGATCGGCATCGCCGGCCACATGGGCACTCGGGCAATCTTCCTGATGGAGCGCTGGGCGGAACGCAAATTCGGAGACCTGGAATGATCAATCTTACGCAACTCAAACAAGTCATGCCGTTCGCAATGCAGCGCGCGGCAATCTTCCTCGATCCGCTGAACGCGGCGATGGATGAATTCTCCATCGACACGCCGGCGCGCGCGCGGATGTTTCTGGCGCAGGTCGGCCACGAGTCCGGACACTTGCGATATACGCTGGAGATCGCCAACGGGGCTGCGTACAACGGCCGCAAGGACCTCGGCAATACCCGCAAGGATGCCTTCGAGATCGCCGCCCAGCATGGGCTGACGCCTGGCCCGATGTGGCGCGGTAGGGGGCTTATCCAGGTCACGGGCTACGACAACTATTTCGCTTGCTCGCAAGACCTGTACGGAGATCCGGCGCACTTGCTGCACCATCCCGAATTGCTTGAGCTACCCGGCGCCGCGGCGCGATCTGCCGGGTGGTTCTGGTGGCGCAATCGGCTCAACGTGATGGCGGATGCCGATGATTTCGATGGTGCTTGCGACCTGGTCAATAAGGGGCGCAAGACTGCCGCGATCGGCGACGCCAACGGCTACGTGGACCGTCGGCATTTTTACGAGCGGGCTTGCCTGGTGATCCCGGCGTGAGAAGCGGAGATTGCTTGATGCTGACGTGGGTGTTGACGTGGCTGATTGTCGCGTGGGCGCATCAGCCGTGATCGCCGGCCTGATGAGCTTCGTCGCCGGCCCCATCGGCCGCTGGGTGGTAATCGGCCTGCTGGTTGCCGCTGCCGTCACGGCAGCCGGAATGCGGGCCTACAACGCCGGCTATGCCAAGCATGAGGCCGAGACATCGGCCGAGACCGCCGAAGCCAACCAGCGGGCCAGGACGGCCGAGCGCGCCGCATCCGAGCGCATGGCGAAGGTGGCAACCGATCACAGAAAGGTGGTAAGCGATGCACAAGCTCAAATCGATCTCTTGCGCACTGATGTGCGCCGCGGCGCTCGCAGGCTGTCGGTCGTCACTGCCGGTCTATCAGGCTGCCCAGGTGCCGCCCCTGCCGGCAGATCTGGCACAGAAGCGCGAGCCGACATTGACCCAGCGACTGCTGATGCTCTTGTCGCCATCGCCGCCGACGGCGACGCCGCCATCCGGCAAGCCAACGCCTTGATAGATGCGTATCAGATCGCGTCCGAGGTCTGCGGAAAATGAGGCTGCTGCGCGCCCTGGTCGAATGGCTGTTCGTGCCGCTGATGGTGCTGGTGATTCTGCTCTGGCTTTTCGAGGATTGGCTTCGCGGGCGCGAGATCGGCAAGTACTGATGCGCTCCGGCATCCTTCGTACCTACGTGGCTACGCTGCGCTTGCGGCGAGACGCGCCGTTTCCTAGCCAATTGAAAAGCCGCGCAACCCGCTTTTTAATGGGGCATATTTCTGGAAAAGCACGCAGTGGCGCGGGTTTGCCAACGATCAATTTCGCCGAATATGCCCCAATCAGGGCGGCGCCGAATCCATGTGATTCAGTGGCTTAATCTAGCCATGCGGCCAGAATTGTGATTCCGGTTGTCGTGGGTTCGAGCCCCATCGGTCACCCCACCTTACTGCATCTTGGCGAGAGTGCCCGCTAACATCTGGGGCATAAACTCGCAAGTGGGGCATATCTCTTGGTCGATATTCCTAGTCCCTATCCCTGATGTGCGCCGCGGCGCGACGGATTCCAAGCGATAGATCGCCATCGCCGAGAGCGCGCAATATTCCGGCGCTCTCGGCATCGATGGTGATATTTGTGCGCTTGAGCCCGGTCGCGCCGTCGGCCGCCTTCACTCCGGAGCCCTTGCGCATGCCGCCGCGCGAAAGAATCTCAACCGTCGCCCAACTTGGCAGCGCCGGCATTTCCCGAAACTCCCATACGGCGCCGAAGTCGGTTTCCTTGATGAACTTTCCACCAAGGGAGCGCACGAGATCGCCAAGCATTTTTACCCCAGCGGCTGCACCTTCCGCAGTCCGCGCACATAGTGTCTCCGCGTCACCGTGTCCGAGCTGTGCGCCAGCATCGAGGCCGCATCCATCCCCTTATCCAATGCCTGCCCTGCCACCTTGGCGCGCAAGTCGTTCTCGGCAAACCGTGCGGCTACGGCGGTGGGCTGCCAGGCGTGCATGGCGCGGCTCCATGCGGCTTTGAAGCCGCTGGCGGAGATCGGGAACAGGCGCGTCTCGCTGGGCTTCCTGCGCAGCGCTTTGGCCTCATCGGTAGCAGAGCGTAGCGATGGCGTCCAGCCGAACAGCAGCCTTTTCCCGCGCTTTCCCGTCTCCACATAGAGCCCATCGTCACGCGCGGCAAACAGCGTCAGGCGCAGCATGTCGCCCTGGCGCAGGCCTGTGAGGCTCTTGATGGCGATGTAGGCGTCCAGCCATGCCGGAGTGTGAGCCATCAGGGCGGCGACTTCCTCGTTCTGCACGTCGCGGATGCGTGGCGCTTCGGTATTGCGCCGCACCTGGCGGCACGGGTTTGCGCCGACCAGGCCCATTTCGACGGCCTGCTGCATGATGTTCGAAAGCACGGCAATTTCCCGATTGGCGCGGACCTTGGCGGCGCGCTGGCGCAGGTAGGCATAAATGTGCTTCGGCTCCAGATCCTCGGGCCACATGGCGCCGAACACCGGCCGCAACCTGCCCAGCGCGTCGAGGTAGTCGGCCTGGGTGCGTGGCTTCCTGGCGGGCAGCTTTTCGCGCTGGTAGGCATCCATCACGCTGCCGATGGTCTGGCGGCCGATGGCGGGCTGCACCAGGGCCGCATAGGCGCGCATGGCGTCGCCGAGGTCGCGGCCGAGATGGATGCGCTTTCCGTCTGGCGCGCGAAAGCTGTAGGCGCCATGATGGTGGTACATCCGGCGCGGAAGGTCTCGGCGGCTTTGGCGGGTGCGGCCCATCGCCATAGTCTAGGCTACCTGGCGCAGGCTTGTGAAGTCCGGGGCGGTGCGGCGCCGGGCGGCGATGTCGACCGCGCCCATCATCTTGAGGTAGTGCGCGCGATCGACGCGCGGATGGCCGTCGGCGGCGACGCGGAAGGTGAAGCCCTCGCGCTGCAGCCACTCGATTTGCTTGCTGGGGCGGACAAAGCCGGTGAGCGAGCGGAGATCGGCGGGATCGAGGAGCATGGCGATTTAGGACTGACTATCGACGGGAAACATTGCGTCATGAGGCCGAATGTACGTTGGGCGGCTCATCCTTATCAAACGGTTCAGCCAGCAAAAACCCTCCGCAGTGGTAGCAAAAATGCGCCTCATTGTCTGCCGGCCCTCCATCGTTGAACTCCCACACCTTGCCGCAGGAGGTACACCACGGCCCGTCGCTGTCTTGCATCCAGATGCATACGTCCTGTCGCGTCACGCCTGACGGCAGTTGCTTGTCTGCCCACTCTAAGTCCATCGTCGATCCCTTTCTTTGTGTCAGCACCACGTCATGTCCTTTGCCAGCCCGCTACCGTGGCAGCTTGTGCACTCGATGATGTCTTCGTAGCCATCTTCGTCCCAGTCAAGATGGTCGCGCCCATCAACCCATCCCTCGCCTCCACATATAAGGCAAACCGGATCTTCTTCCTGGCAGCAATCAAAATCCACAGCGCCGCCCAACCCGTCAGTCCAGCGGAGCCTGCGGCGATGATGCCGCCGCAGTCCCGCTGACTTCTACGTTCGGCGTCAGGCGCGGTGGCGCCGGGGTGATGGGAATCTTCCCCGCTCTGTACTCACAGGAGCCTGCTGCGTCCAGAAGTGCCCGGCGACTCTTGCGGATTTCGTCCCTCACCTGCGGGAACATGTCTTCGGCGTACTGCTGGCGCCTGTGCTCGTCACGCAGTACGGACGCAATCCACAGCCACAACGCGGCATCGCTGGCAGCGTATCGTTTTGCTGCGTCGCTCTCAATTGTCGGTATGTCGTGTCCCACAGTCACGATCCTTTCTCCGTTGAACCATCCGCCGAACCCTGCGTTCCAGCGGACTCCGCGCCTGCGGCGCTCCGCTCGCTGAACTCCACGTTATGCCTCACCACCGCTTGAACGGGATCGGCGCGTCACCACCGCGAGCAGCCTTTACCGCCTTCGCCAAAATTGCTTTCTTCAGGCTGTCGCAACCACCCACCATTGATTCTGTCGGCCAGTTATTGCGCAGCCGCTTCGGTCATTCCGGGGTAGCGAAGATGGTATTCCTCGCGCCCGTTGTGGGTGCATTTGCAAATGTGAATGCTCATTGTCTTTCCTTCGCCGTATCGTCAGCGCCGACTTTCGGCGGCTTCGGTAGCGGCATCCAAGTTGCAGCGGCCATCTTCTGGTTGTTGTGCCAGAAAATCCCGCCAATCCAAGCGCCGTGAACGGTCTTGCCGCCGCGAACAAACAGCACTTCTTGTGCCTCTTTCGGCAACTCGTCAACAACGTCTCGCCAGCGCGGTGCATCGTCAAGTCGCTCTAGCAGTCCGGAAACAAACCCGCCTTGTTCAAGCTCTTCTGTCGTCACTCCGGAACAGGCATTCACGCAGGCCACAATGCGCCTCGCGTTCTCCTTCCCGCTTGCTATTGCAACAGGGCCAATCTCGCCGTCAGGGACCGGGTAAATTCCGCATTCGTGCTCAAGCGTCCCCTCGAACGGCGGCGCGTTGAATTTGTGCTCAGACCATTCCCACGGGGTTTGCGTGTGTTCCATTTTCGTCCTTTCGTTTTATCGTCAAGGCATAACACGTCGCTCAACACGGACTGGCGCAAAAGCAGCGCCAGCCGGTTAGCTAGGCGTTGTGCGTCATGGCTGCGGCGGCGGTTCGTCCCCGCCGGTCCCAGATCCGGCGCAGCCAGGGATGGACGCGCATGGCGCAGATGATGGCCAGCGGCCCGCCAGCGAGGTAGCCGGCGATCTCGATGCCGCCGGCGTCGGGCGCCATCTTGTAGAGCGCGAGCTGGCTGATGCCGATGAACAGGCTGGTGAAGAAAGCGGCGATCTTGTGGCCGTGCTGGACATTGAGTTGCTGCACGCCGAGCAGGAATACCAGGGCGAAGGTGCTGGCGAAAAGTGCGATGGCGGTCATGTGCGCGCGTCCAGCGGAAACGGCCACGCGGGGAGTAAGTCCGGGGTGGAGGTTTTAACCGGCGCAGCCGGTTCGTTCGCCGGCAACGCCGGCGCTGGATCTGCCTTTGACTTGGGTTTCTTCGCCGCCTTCTTCGTGGCCTTGCCCTCAACCGGCGAAGCCGCCGCGCCTTTATCGTTCGCTTGCGCAGCGGTCGAGGGGTCAGCAGGCTGCTCCAGGGCTTCGGCCCAGCGCGCGAAGCTCTGAATATGCGCATAGGGCATGTCCGAGAGGGTTTCGGACTTCTCGATTGCACCTGTGCGCTCGAAATCGAAGGCCTCGGCGAGGCCGACAAAGGCGCCGGTTCGGGTGAGGGGTTCGGAAGCGCTGCTCCTGCCGAATGTGTAGTCGCGCTTGCTGATCCACTCGCCGTTTTCCAGCGCGAGGAATGTGATTTCGTAGCGGTTATTGCCTCTGGTCCAGGTGAGCTTCAGTGTGGGCTCGCAGCAGTACACACCGTGTTCGTTCGGCGGTTCTCCGGTGCGCGTGCGGATCGGTGCGCCGATGGCGCAGTCATCACCCTGCGCGCGGTCGCCGATCTCCGCCGGCGCGTCGGCGGGTTTTGCAGTTTCCGGCTGCACTTTGAGCAGCTTGGCGAGGGCATCGGTGATGGCGGCAGGTTTGTCGGCGTTGTAAGCCCGCACGTCTTTTTCCATCGTAATGGCACCTTCGAACATCAGCGCCAGCACGCGTCCCAGCGGGGCGGCATGGATCAGTCCGGCCAGGCGCTCTATCTCCACGTCATCGTCGTACTCGTCGGGCAGGCGGCAGGCCTCGCCGATGTGCTCGATCAACAGGTCCTCCTCGTCGGAAAGGCCCGTGTAAATCATTTGTTGCCGTAGCCACGCCACGGCCAGGACATGGATCAACGCATCGGCCTGGTCGGACACATCGACGTCCAGCGCATGCAGCGCCGCGAAGCTGGCGGCGCGCAGGCCGTCGCGGCGCGCCTGCTCGGCTTCGACACGGGCCTCTTTGTCGGCGCGCTGTGCGGCATCGGCGAGGCGCTTGGTGGCAGCGCCATCGGCCGCGGCTTGCTGCTCCGGGGTAGGGCCGCCGTTCCGGGTATGCCCGTCGTCTTCCGCGGCCGTCCAGCCGGCTTTGCGCAGGGCGGCTTCGAGCGTGCTCATCTCGGCGCACTCGCCCAGGTCGCGCTGGCCATAGGGAAACTCGATCAGGGCTTCCGGCTTGACCGTGTCGCCAAGGATCTGGCGATAGGTGCGCCCCTGGGCATCGTCTTCGACATCGGCATCCAGGCTGACATATTCCTTGTCGCCGTTGAGCGCCACGCGAGCGTCATTGCCGAGGAACACGGGTATCTTGCGCTTTTCTGCATTGGCGATCAGGCGGTCGCGGCGCGCCAGGCGCTTGGCCTCGAAGCAGTCCGGATCCGTGCAGACATCTGCATCGTCAATATCGTTGAACAGGTCGCGGCAGTTGCCGCTGCGCTTGGGGCAGTCGGTGCAGTTGCCAGCCGCCGGCAAAAGGGTGGCGTCACCGGGGCTGAAGGTGGCCTGCTTGAGGCTGAGCGTATAGCGGTAGTGGATGTGGCTCTTGGCATTGCGGAAAGACAGCGGCTGGTTGTCATAGCCGCAAGTGATTTCCTTGGTGGCTTTCTTCTGCAACGTTTCGCCGGGGATGCGGGCGACCAGGAGCGCGGTGCTGGCGTCGAGCCGGCCTTCGTAGAAGGCATCGCGCGCATCGCGGCACAGGTCGGCGAACTTGAGACGGCCATACACGTAGCTGCGGCTCTTGCCGATCTTGGCGGCGATCTGGTCGGCGGTGTAGCCGTGGCGCCGCATCAGCGCCTGGTAGCCTTCGGCCTCTTCGATGGGGTGGACGTCGCGGCGTTGCAGATTTTCCACAACCTGGATTTCGAGCACCTGCTTGTCATCGAGGTCGCGGCAGAAGGCGGTGATATCGGTGAGCCCGGCCAGCTTGGCGGCGCGCCAGCGGCATTCGCCGACAACGATTTCGTAGGTGGGTCGGGGGTCGTCCGGGTTGGCGCGCTTGTTGAAGGCGAACAGGCCGTCGAGGCTCAGAGGCCGGACGGTGATCGGCTGGATCAGGCCGTGATGCTTTATGGAGTCGGCCAGCTCGGCGATGTAGGCGTCGTCGATGCGTTTGCGGGGGTTCGACGGCGAGGCGATGAGGTCATCGAGGCGCAGTGAGGCGACGGCGATGCAGCCGTGTGGCGCGATCTGTTCCGGGGAGTTCATGCGGACTGCTCCAGGCGAAAGATGGGTTTCTCGCGCTTTTGCAGTTCGCGGGCGATATACCACTGGGCTTTGCGCAGATCATCAATGGCGGCGCCCTTGAGGTCGGCGCGCCAGAGGTATTTGATGGCGTTGCCGAGGTTGAAGCCCATGTGCTCGGTGATCTGGATGCACTCGATGCCGCTGGGATGGCGTGTGTAGTGCGGCGGATGGTCGATCGGGTCGGCGTCACCCGCCGCGGCCGGCGCCGGCGCGGGGCCGGTTTCCCGCCGTTCCGGTTTGGGTCGCGGCGTTGCCTTGGCAGTAACGGCGGGCGCCTCGGCGGAGGTTTGGCCGGTGGCAACAGATCGCACGCTGCCGGGGTTTTTGCCCACTCCCGGCTTGGGCTGTTGCAGGGTTGGCCAGGGGAAGCCGGGCTCGACTCGCGCGACGATGCTGGATGGGCGCGGTGGCGGCGCTTCGCGCTTGGTCCCGGGGGCATCGATGCCGACCAGGCGATAGCCCATGCCGTCGGGCAGGGCGCAGGCTTCGAGCAGGCCGTTGTCAATGGCGGCTTTGAATTGCGATGGCAGGTTCTTGCGCGAAGTGTCCATCGCCTCGCACAAGTCGATGGCGGTGGCGGCGCCGCCGTGGGCTCGCAGGTAGGCTACGGCGGTTTCGGTTTTGCTGCCGGCGCGAGGGGTGTAGGTGGTCATGGGGCTACCTCATGGGTCAAAATGTCGTTTTCGGAAATCCACTGATAGGTGGCGCAGCGGTGCAGCTTTACCGGATGGCCGGTGGATTCGCTGGTCCAGGCGCCTTGTTTGGCGTCCCACGCGACGGGGCCTGGCAGCAGGTGGTCGCCATCGTCGCCGGTGCATTTGATGATGGCGGTCATGTCGCAATCATGGGTCGGCGGCTCGTCGATCGGGCGCCAGCGCAGGTTGCTCATGCCGCCACCATGTCGAGGATGTCCGCGCCATGGTCGGGCGCATTGGCGGCCTGGCGCGGGGCGCGCAGGACCATCGGCACTTCGCGCCAGCCGGGCAGGATCATCGGCGACACCACCACGGTGCGGCCGTCGGTGACCAGGTACATGCCGGCGTCCTTGGCGACGCGGTGGGCGTCGAGCAGGCTTAGGCCGGAGTGGAGCAGGATATTTTCCATGGCGGTGTCCTAGCGGAAATTGGCGAGTTTGGCGACGTAGGCGCGGACGCCTTCGGGGCTGCCGCGCTTGCCGAGGAAGGTGAGATGCCCGTCGGGCAGCTTGCGGTAGATGTACCAGTGCGTGAGGCCAGGGCGCAGGGCCTTGTCCTTGACGAACAGGCCGTGATCGGCAGCGATCTGGCGCGCTTCCTTGAGTTGTTGGGCGGGGCTGTGGCGGGTCATGAGAGCATCCACCGCGCGGCCTGCACGAGGAGAAACCACAGCACGGCGTTGATGGCGATCAGGAGAATGAGACCTTCGCGGGTCATGGCGCGGCCACTGCGTGGATATCGACCAGGTCGAGAAGGTCGCCGACGGTTGTGACGGCAGCGTCTTCTTCGGGCGAAAAGGCCATGTCGAATTCATCTTCGAACGCCATCAATAGCTCGATGACATCTAGGCTATCGCAGCCGAGATCGCATTGCAGGCGCGCGGATGGGGTAAGCGCGTCGAGCGATAGCCCGGTGCACTGGGCGATGATCGTGAGCGCGCGCGCGCGATGGGTGGCGCTCATGATGCTCTCCGGCATGCCAGGCGGTGCCGGGCACGGTTGCGCTTTTTCGTGGCGGCGCGTTTGGACTGGGCGACGGTGCCAGGCGGGTGCTTTTGGTAGCGCGCGTCGCTGGATTGCGATGTCGAGCGGTGAGCGGATGGGACCGGGTCGGACGGGACAACCCACCGAACGGCTCTCCAGCTTCCAGCGGCAATTGCCGCCAGCATGGCGGCGGCGCCAAATAATCGTGATCTTGCCATGTCGGGCTCCGGTGATTAGAGGAACGTCACGATCAGCGCGATCGCGGAGATGATCCATAGCGCGGTGATCCAGGGCGAGCCGGTGTCGATCGGCGGCTCGGGGTCCGGCGGGATGTATTCGTCACCCCACATGGTCGGCCTCCAGCGCGCGATAGATGGCGGCGGCCTCGGGATCTGGCCGCGCGGCGTGCAGCAGCGGGATCAGCTCGACGCCGATGCGGGTGGCGTGCTCGTTCAGGATTCTGGCCAGCGACCGCATGGTGCAGGGGTCGAGCGGCATGGTGACATGCGTGCAGGTGCCGGCATCGTCGGTGGTGAGGGACAGCGTCGCGTTAAGGTAGCGCTGGCCGGTGACCATCTCAATAACTGACGAGCTGATGCGCAGCCGGGGCAGGCCGGGAATCGGGGTGCTTAGCAGGGTGGCGGCGTAGAGGTCGCTCATGATTTGCCCTCGGCTTTGGCGACGGCGCGGAGTGCCGCGGCATAGTCGGGCCCGATGTCCAGGTTGTCAGCGCGATTCACGAGGTCTTTCAGCGCAGCCAGCAGCTCCGGCGCCGCCGCCAGCAGCGCGCCATCGGCCACCGCCTGGCGGTCGCAGCAGGGGGTACGCGCGACAGCGATGCCGTCCGGATTGATGATGGTCACGCCGCTCATGTTGGCGCGAGCTGTCCATGGGCCGGGAGTGGGCTGCATGGTGGTGGTGCTGTCCTTGCGGTTAGTCATGGCGCACCTCCGGGCCGGCGATCTGGCGGGCCAGCGCGCTGCGTCGGGCCAGTGAGGCGAGGCGGTAGGCGAAGGATGGTTGCAACGGCCGGACAGGCGCGTCCGGCCGCGTGACTGCGGCGTAGTGCCCGCGCACGGGGGCGCGGATCACGGCGGCCAGGGTGGTGAGGGCGATGCGGTACATGGTGGACTCCCGGATCTAGCGTGCGCAGACCAATGGAGCCGGCCAGCCGAAAGCCCCGTCGTCGGTCAGGTGGCGCCGATGCGCGCCGGCCGGGAGAATCTGCGGTGCGTCGAGGCAGCCGACCTCGTGAGTGGTCGGCATTTGTTCGTCCGTAGCGTCCGCGAACCCTTGCCGCAACATGGGGGTAAATTCAAAGATTGGCGATGATCTCTTGATCCATCGCGGGAGTTTTGCTTGAGCCATCGTGCACATCCATCGGTTGAGTTTCGGCGGTGTTTTGCCGGGCGATGGATGGAATATAAAGGGCTCTATTCCGCTTGTCAATAGATTGCTTTATATTTTTATGCGAGATGCGCCGTGGCGGTGAAATCCGCTTTGGTGATCTGGAAAAAGTGCGAGGGTGCGCGGACTACTGGCCGGCGCTACGTGGCGAGCAGAGGTGTAGCGCCTGGAGCGGGACTAGCGCAAAAGGCCGGACGGTATGCTGATGCCGGCGGCGAGCACCAGCACCATCAGGAGCAGTTCGGCCAGGATGGCCAGCACCGCCAATAGGCGCACGACGAAATGCGCGGAATCCGTGGTGGCCAGGTTAAGCAGGCCGATGATCACGTAAATCCCGATCATCAGCGCAATCAACGGAATCATCGGTCGCCGTCCGTGCGGTGTTCCACGGGGAATCGGTATAGCTTAGCCATGCGAGTGATTGGCGCGGACGTTGGCGATGAGTTCCGTGACCTGAGCAAGCTCTTTGACGGCCATGTCCTTGGCGTATTCCGGGAGTGGCTCCATAAGGCGACATGCAGCGATGATCTTTGGGTCAGTGGTGCTGAAATACGCTGGAATCATTTCGCCGTTTTCGTCGTCAAGCCAGTCTGGACTGATTCCACATGCCCGAGCAAATCGCACGGTGTGGGCTGACCCATTGTCTGTCGTGGAATTTTCCAACTGCGACACTGTTGGTTGAGTGACCCCGGATTGTTCGGCCAGCTCGGCCTGGCTGAGGTGGGCGTGCAACCTGGCCATGCGTAAGCGTTCCCCGTAATTCATTGGCGAAAGCATATAAGGAAAATTATTGATTGAAAAACAGGCGGGCTTATTGACAAACGGCATTGGTATGCCTATATTTCGCGCCATGTCAAAAGAAACCCTACTCGAAGCAGTCCGCCTCGCGGGCGGTCAGGCGCATCTGGCGGCAGGTATCCGCCGCCGCTGTCCGGGCTCGAAGGTGGGCCAGGTCCATGTCTGGGGCTGGCTCAATTCCGTGAAAATGGAAGTGCCGCCGGCGGATGTGGTGCTGCCGATTTCCGAGCACCTGAACTACCGCCTGACGCCGCACGACCTGCGGCCCGATCTGTACCCGAATCCAACCGATGCGCTGCCGCTCGGCATGCGGATCGAGATTCCCGAACCCCACCAGGAGGCGGCATGATGCGCGTCCTGCTTTGGCTGTACCTACTTCCCGGACGCGCCGTGCGGGCGTGGGGCTGGCTGCTGCATACCTTGTTCGTGCGCCCGCAGATTCACTACCGCAATCACCTGATCTGGCGCCACCAGTCAGCGCAGCGGCTGTTCGACGAAGGTCTCCGCGCCGCAGATGGTGCAAACGAAGCGGGCCTCCTTCAGTCCGAGGTCGCCGAAAGGTCCGGGAGAATCCCGTGTCCCGGTGCGAGTGAGCGATGATGATCCGCATGCCGTGCATACGGGCCCCGCACCGCCCATCAGTTTCGCTTCGAGCGCGGCAATGCGTTTCTCCAGCGCCGATACTTTCATCGCCTCGGCGCGAACTATTTTCCAGTCGGCCCAGTTGAGCATGAAATCCAGGATTGATTTGGTAACGTCCATGGGTCGTTCCTTTCGGGAAAGGCTGATGCGAGTGGAATCCGCAATCTATCACGGGGGAACGATCCACCCCGAACCCCACCAGGAGGCGGCGTGAGATGATCGGCAGAATCCCGCGCTGGGATGGCGTTCCCCGGCTTAGTGCCTGGCTTTCGTCTGCAAGGCCGACTCGGCGTCGGCCATCGCCATCGCATGAAGGGCGATTTTTTCGCCGGTCGAATTTAGGTCGCCCGTTAGTTTCGCCGCGGCGATATAGCGCCGAAGATCGAGCGCGAGCTTGGTTGGATCGACTTGTTTCGTCAATGCCGCCACCAACACGCCAAGTGCAGCGCCCTGTTGGTCGATGAGTTCCGCGATGAGTTGCGCAAAGAATTTCTCGTTCATGGGTCATTCCTTTCGGGTGGTCTCGTTTTGGGAGACTCGATTCTATCCGGCTGGAATGACCCGCCCATCTACATGTAGTCAGCATTTAGTTTCCTCCCGCCCGGATCATCGGGCTTAGCGGCCAGGGCTTGCACCATGCATGCCATGGCCGCTTTTTTACTCGTTTGGCACTGATAAACGCTGATCCGCACTGATAGCAAAAACTCTCAGGAGTTATCACACCATGACCCAAGCCCTTCAATTGACACTGAATCTGGAGCCGACTCTGCTGGAGCGCTTCCGCAACGTGCGCGAGGTGGTGGCGTCCGGCATTTACCAGCGCGGCCTCAAGCGCATCGCGATGGACCTTGACGTGGCGCCGGGAAATCTGTCGTGCATGCTCAGTGACGAGTCGCAGCGCAAGCTGGGCACCGACGATCTGGAGCGCTACATGCAGGTCTCCGGCGACCTGGAGCCGATCCGCTTCTTGATCGCGCGTTACATGGGCGACCAGGCGACCGCCGAGGCGTCGACAATGAAGCGCATCGAGGGCCTGCTGGCAGAGGTCACGGCGCTGGCGGCACAGACGGCGCTGAAGAAGCCGGCGCGCAGGTAGCCCGGCATGACCCGTCAGCCCAGACGCTTGGTGGCGCTGCGCCAGTCGCAGCCGGCCGATACGATCCGCCGGCAGTTGGTCTGCCTCGAGGCGCCGCCGGTGGCGGTGGTGAGCGAGGTCGAGGAGATCATGGCGCGATGGTGGTTGCGGGCGGGCGGTTATCCGGTGGGGCGTGTCTTCGCGTCGCGACTGGCGTGGCAGGCATGAGTGTGGCGGGATGACATCGACGTTGCCATTTGCCGAGATCGCCGCGGCGGCGCTTGGGCGCGCGGAGTCGCTGCTGCCGGAATGGCTGCCGGGCGGCCGCCGCGAAGGCCCGGAGTGGAAGGCGCTGAATCCGATGAGAGCCGACGCCAAGATCGGCAGCTTTTCGGTCAATGTGATCAACGGCCATTGGGCGGATTTTGCGTCGGATGACAATGGCGGCGACCTGGTGTCGCTGTATGCCTACCTGTTCCACGCTGGCGACCAGGGCAAGGCGGCGGTGGAGCTGGCCGAGCGTTTTGGCATCGCGCTGCCGCCGCTGGAGAAGGGCCGGAAACGCAAGGTGCAGCCGGCACCGCCGGCGACGCCATCCGAACCGCCGCCGCCGAAGGCGCCCCGCACCTGGTGGGCGCCGCTGCGCCAGGTGCCGGACGATGCGCCGGCGCCGCCGAAGGCGCATCCGCACCGCGGCGTTCCCGCTCGCATGTGGATGTATCGCGAGGCGGACGGGGCGCTGATCGGCTACGTCTGCCGCTTCATCGCGTCCGATGGCGGCAAGGATGATATTCCTCTGTGCTTCGCTCGGCATAGCAAGAGCGGCAAGAGCGAGTGGCGCTGGATGGCGTTCGCCGAGCCGCGTCCGCTGTTCGGCCTGGATCGCGCGGCGGCCATGCCGGAGGCTTCGCTGCTGTTTGTCGAGGGTGAGAAGTGCCGCGAGGCGGCGCAGGCGCTGTTGCCGGATCTGGTGGTGCTGTCGTGGCCGGGAGGATGCAATGGCGTCGGCAAGGTGGATTTTTCATCGCTGGCCGATCGGCCGGTGAAGAAGGCACTGTTGTGGCCCGATGCGGACGCGAAGCGCGAGAAATTGAGCAAGGGGGAACGGGAGGCGGGCGTCAATGCGGCCTCGAAGCCGCTGTTGCCGATCGATCAGCAGCCCGGCACGAAGGCGATGCGCGCGGTTGCCGAGAGGCTGCACGCGCTGGGGTTCAAGGTCTGGATGATCGACATCCCGCCGCCGGGCGAAAAGCCGGACGGATGGGACATCGCGGATGCGATCGCGGAGGGCATGGATGGTCCGCTGCTGGCCGATCACCTGCGCGCGCAGGCTCGCCTATTGGCTGCCCCCGCGGAGCCCGCTGTGGAGCCCTCTGGTGAGTCCGGCGAACCCATTTCCCCTGCTTCCGATGCTGGCGCGGGCCAGGAGCGCAAAAGGCCGCCGTGGATACCGGAGTTGATTTACAAGGACGGCGAGCTCAAGTCTTGCCTGTCGAACGTGTATCAGGTGCTGGCGCATCATCCGGCGTGGCGTGGCGTGATTGCGTTCGACGAGATGTCGCTGTGCACCGTCAAGCGCAAGCCGCCGCCGTTCGACGGCGGCAAGGTCGGCGAGTGGGACGCGCAGGACGATACGCGCACGGCGATGTGGATCGCGCGCACGTACGGCTTTACCCCGGCGTCGGTGATGGTTCTGGAGTGCGTCGAAACGCTGGCCAAGGCGAACGCCTGGCACCCGGTGCGCACCTGGTTGCGCGGTCTGAAGTGGGATGGCGAAAAGCGCCTGGCCGGCTGGCTGACGAAGTATCTCGGCGCGCCGCTGACGCCGTACTCGGCGCGGGTGGCGGCCTGGTGGATCATGGGGGCGGTCAAGCGCGTCATGCAGCCGGGTGTGAAGTTCGACTATTGCCTGGTGCTGTGCGGTCCGCAAGGCAAGGGCAAGAGCACTGTGTTTTGGATCATCGGCGGGGAATGGTTCGGCGATACGGAACTCGATCTGCAGAGCAAGGATTCGATGTCGGCGCTGCGCGGCAAGATGGTCTGGGAGTTTCCCGAGCTGGGGGCGTTGGCGCGGTCGGAAGAGCGCCGGCAGAAGAGCTTTCTGTCGCGCCAGATCGATGAGTACCGGCCGGTGTATGGCCGCCGCGAGATCAAGGCGCCGCGCCAGATCGTGTTCGGCGGCAGCACGAACGAGCATGAGTGGAACAAAGACCCGACGGGCGGCCGGCGCTTCTGGCCGATCGATTGCCTGATGGATGTGATCGATACCGAGGGCCTGCGCAGCGTGCGTGATCAGCTCTTTGCCGAGGCGTTGGTGAGGATCGATGCCGGTGAGCGCTACTGGCCTACCGCGCAGGAGCAGCGTGCGATGTTCGACCCGGAGCAACTCAAGGTCGAGCAGCAGGACAGCCTGGTCGATGCGTTGCACGACTGGGTATTCAAGCCGCAGCGCGCGGAATTCTCCGCCTACGAGGCGGCGCACGATTGTTTGAAGTTGGATGCGTCGAAGCTGACGCGGGATCTGCAGACGCGGATAGGCATCGCGCTGCGCAAGTTGGGATGCACGCGATTCGAGCGGCGCAACGGTATGACCCGGTTCTGGTACAAGCCCCCCGCAAGAAATGGGGCCAGTTCGACGGCCGGCGTACCCGATTGGGAGGGCGACCATGTGCCTCTCTGAGCGCGCGAGTTGCCATACCTTCCACACCTCGGCGCGGAGGTATGGAAGCCGGAAAGCCTTGTGGCACAAGGGCGTTCCATACCTTCCATACCTTCCATACCTTTTTCCGTGGGCGCGTGTGCGTGCGTGCAGGCGTGTGCACGAGGGTGCGCGCAGGCCTGTGCGCGCGCGCATGCGCCTGACCCATTTCAGGTATGGAAGGTATGGAAGGTATGGAAGAGGGCCACAGGACAAGGGTTTCGGGGCTCCATACCTTGCGATTGAGGTATGGAAGGTATGGAACCTGCGATGAGGGCGAAGATGCCGCACTGCGCCGCCTTCGTCGATGCGTTGCGTCAGGCGTTCGGCGCCGAGGAGATCAACAGCGTGATCAAGCGCGGGCTGCGGATGGAGTGCGCCGATGGTCATCGCGTGTGGTTCAGCGAGGCCGGGCATGTGCTGGGGAGTCTGGCAGCAGATGCGGCGCCAGCCATCAGCGTGGCGGACATCGTCGTCGGGCCGGTGCTGCATCTGCCTAAAGCGAGGAAATCGGCATGAGCGTGACGATCAACATCCGCCACAACTTCCCCGAGGTGGCGGCGCGTCTGGACAGCCTGGCGAAGAGCGTGGGCGACAAGGCCGTGGTGCGTGCCCTCAATACCACGGTGAGCCAGGGCCTGACTGCCATGGCCCGTGCGATCAGCAAAGAGTATCGCGTCACGGTGGCGCAGGCCAAGGAGCGACTGGATATCCACCGCGCGACCGCCAAGGGTGGCGGACTGCGACTCGAAGCGGCGCTACTCGCCACCAGGCGCGGCAAGGGGCGCGGCATGAACCTGATTCACTTCGTCACCCGAATCCCGCAGCGGACCAAGCGCGGCAAGCTGGCGCAGTTAAAGCTCCAGATCAAGCGCGCCGGTGGCGCCAAGACCATCAACGGCGCCTTCGTCGCCACCAATCGCAAGACAGGCGGCCGCGCAGTATTCATCCGGGAAGGCAGAGCGCGCATGCCGATCAAGACGCTGACAACAATCGACATTCCCCAGATGTTCAACACCAAGCGCATCAACGGCGCAATCCGCAGCGTCATGCTGCAGCGCTTCGACATCAACTTCAAGCGCGAGCTGCGCTCAGTTCTGAAGGGCTACGCCAAATGAGCGCAACCACCAAGCCAACCCGCCGCGGGTCCTTCCCACCCTCTCTCCCTACG